CACGCAACAGGCAGTCATAGTAATCACGACGCAATTCCGCGATTTCCTCACCAATAGTTTTACGAGCAGCGTTTACGGTCTGGTCTCTAGGGGCCATTATTTCTTGCCACCAATCTTGCTCTTAATCAGGTCTCTAACGCCGAAGCTGGCGGCAAATACCGTAAAGATCAAAACCTGAAACCACTCAGGGGCCTGACTAAGACCATTAAGTCCAGATAAGGCCCACTCTTGAGTCCAAGGAAGAAACACCAAAGACATCACCACAACAGCCCAAATCGTCAATAGCTCGTCCTTCCAGCTATTGGCCGAATTGTTAGCCATGATTTGGTCCCAGTCGATGTCAGCCGTAGCTTTCTTCGCCTCAATCTCCAAGCGAGCAGTGTGCTTTGCTTCCGTGATCTCCTGACGGCGCTCGATCCATCGAGAGCCAGTCTCAATCACTTTGGAGACAATGGGACCACCAAGGATTTTCCCAAGGACCGCAAACATTACGCAATCTTCGTCGGAAGCTGACGCTCCATAGCCCCACGACCACGGGCTGTAACCTTGCCCGGAGCATTCGGCACATTGGTTCCCAGAACCTGACCGAGCGGGACTTCGCCCTGATACTCAACCTTCATCGAGGTATCAACACCAGCCATACGCTTGGGCATCTTGCCCTTCAAACCAGTATCTTCCATCACGCACTCCTGTTTTTGCGAGACTTGCCAGCCTTGGACAAGGCAATGGCGATACGCTGCTCCTTAGCAGCCTTCTTACCCTTCTTCTTGCGAGTCTTGGCAATAATAGCAGGAGGATTTTTCTTTATTTCCGAAAAAGCCTTCTGAAGTTTCGTTTTTTTAGCCACGACCAATTCTCCCCACAAGATTCGCCGCAATACGCTCACGAGCAATGGCACTGCGCTCACTAATGGCCCTGTTCTGAGCCTCAACACGCGCCACATCAACCATGTTCTGTGCAGCGGCCTTGGACGAATCAAGCGCAGACTTCTGCTTGAACTTCTCGCCCTCAAGCTCGAGTTTGCGGGCGGCAAGCATAACCTCTTGCTCCCTGATCGCCACAAGCGGGTCTTTCTGCTGTGAAGGCTCTTGAGCCTGAGCAAAGCCCTCAGTCATTGCCGCTACAGTTTCCGCGATCCTGTCCTCGATCTCACTTGCAAGCGCAGCCTGCTGTTCCGGCGCAATCATTCCGCCCTGAGCCTGCATAAGCTGGACGACTTGCTCCATCATCGTGCTAGTGACAATCTCACGGGCCTTCAGACCAAGGTGCTGCATGATGTGGGCATTGACGTTTGCCACAATGGTCGGGTTTGCCTGAATAATCGGAATAACCATGAGCGCCATGTGTGCCTTGATATGGGCATCATGGTTCTGACCATCAAAAGCCTGCGCTCCCATGCCCTTGGTAAAGTCATTGTTCTCAAGGGCTGGGTCTTTCGGCTGCGGCTGCGGAGGCGGCGGCAGAAGCTGCTCAACATCACGAACATTAAGGGCTTCGTACATACGGCGATAAGCCTCATATACACCCTTCTCGCCGTGAATCTGAGGATTAGACTGAACCATCTGAAGAATGTTCTGAGCGATAGCAACGCGCTGAGACATACTAAAGATGTTGGGGTCTGAAACAGGAATGATGTCAATTCTGCCATCAAAGTCGGTTGATTTAATGACCCTGTTGATGTTGCCTACGTTATACGGGTACTCAGGCGGCAAATAGCGGCCAAGAATGTCTGCAAGAAGGATGAACTCTTGCTTCTGCGCGTAATGGCAACGCTTATGGATGGCCGACATGACCCGAGACCCGCGCTCGATAAGAGCAACGGTCGTCCCCACTGGGGTTTCGTTATTCATGTCGCTGAAACTCTGGTCGGCAAGCGAAACGAACCGCCTGCCGTCCTGAACCAGCAAAGAAAGAAGCTGAAGCAGAGTCTGGCTTGGCTCCTTAAAGGGCAACGGCATAATCGCTTCACGAAGACCGGCAGGGGCATCAATGTCCCTAAACTCACCCGGACGGATCGGGTTCTCTTCCTCGGCAAGCTGAACGCCACGCTGCTTGAAACCACCCGGAAGATTGGCCAGAGTTCCCGCATCAATTAGCTGACGCAGAATGCTCGTAGCCGCACGGGCAAGACCGCCAATCATGTGTGGAAGGCCAAACCCGTAGAAACCAAGACCCGGAAGGAACTTGTAGTGAATGAAGTATTCAATCTTCGTAAACGGGTCTTCGGGGTAGTAATTCCGGCGGATGCTTAGAATCTCACCAGAGCCTTCATCAATCGTAACAATGTAAGGGAGAGCGATCCCAGTTTCTTCACCGTTTTCGTCACGATGCGGAAAATCAGGGAGATCAATGAACGCATGAAGCTCATAAACAATGAGATTGTCGTCGCTATAACTCGGATGAACGCCTTCAAGACTATCCTCCTCATCTCTGATAGAACTGCCATATGTGCTGTTGTCTGATGGCAGGACTTCGACATCTTTGTAAAAATTGATGAACTGTAGCTTTTTAAGCTCATTCATCGGCATGGAAATACGCTGGGCAATGCGCTGTGCGCTTTCCAAGTCGGTTGTCCCATAAGGGACAATAATGTCTTCAGCAGGAACAAACTTGCTGACCGGCCTCGTTACCACGCGGTCGTAGTACGTCTTCTTGAAGGCAGAGCCGCTCAGCGGGAGATAGAAAAGGAGCATATCCATCTCTGGATCGTATTCCTTCATCTCAACCGTAATCTGGTAGTTCATAAACTCGGCAACGCGATCAGCCTGAGCTTCAATTTCCGGGTTTGAAGCGCCAACAATCTGGGTTCGAACAGGACCACCAGCAGGCATAAGCTCCTTGTAAGCCTGAGCCTGAAACTGAGTTACACTTTCGGCAAGAAGGGGATGGGTAACGCTGCTCGCGCCCTCAAACGGGAAGTCCCTAAAGTCCTCATACTTGATGCCCAGAGAATCAAGGCCCTTCCTGTAGGTCTCTTCCCATTCAGAGCGAGAATCTAGGTCGCCCTTAATGTCTCCAAGAAGTTGGGCCGAAAGCGCCCCAAGAGAGGTATCGTCAAGAAACTCAGCAAGGTTGGCGTCAAACGGGATTTCCTGCTCTGAGGGCACCTCTTCTTGATAGAAAGAAACGCTGCCGTCAGGATTCTCCTCCGCAATCATGTCCTCGGGAAGTTCGTCCTCTTCTTCCTCAATGACCATCCCCATAGGATTGTCGAGGGTCTCTTCGTTCTCTACAAAGGCCATCAGTAATAACTTCTCGGTTCACGCCACGCGGACGATTCTAATTCATAATCCGTTTCAGACCTGATGAAACCACCCTGCCTGAACCGCAAAATAGCCTGAGTTGTGCTGTCTACCAAGTCGTCGCTGTCGCCAGCAGGAAAGGCGGCACACTCTTCAATTAACTCTTGTGCAAACCTGTCTTCGGGTGCCCAAACAAGGCCAGATTCAAAAACAGCAGCAGCACCATGAGCGCGAGTTATCTTATCATTACCTCGGCTAGGAGTGAAATTGGAAACTGGAAGCCCGATTTTCCTGAGTTCATGGGTTAGAGGCGTCCCGGCAGCTTTCGCCTCAATCAATATCATGTCCGGGTTCCAGTAATTGTATTCATCATATGCCCTTTTCTTTAACTCAGGGAAGTCCAGACGCTCCTTCCAAGAGTCCAGCAATATGATGCCCTGACCTTCATCTTGGTCAGTAAATACACCCTAAGTGGTGCAGGCACTGTAGTCAGCCTTGGCCTTCTTTGAGAAAGCTGTGTCGTAGCTTTGGAGGATATAGTCGCATTCCGGGGGGTTCTTTTTTTCCCAGATTCTCCAGTACTCTCGCTTCAGTATTGCACTTTCTTCAGCAGAAGGGTTCTGCATCCACTGTGCAGACCAAGCCGCAACGGTCAAAGATGCCTTGACCTTCTCTAGCTCTTCTAAGTTCCAGAACTCGGGCCAGAGAGGATTGTTTGTTTCCGGGAATATGGCAGGAAACTCAACAACCTCCCACTGATCCGCCTTCTCATTGGACTGGTCCTTCAGGAGGCGTGAGGTCAAGTCCCTATTGCCCCACCTAGTCATGACAAGAACAATCGCCCCACCCGGCTGAAGGCGCTGTCTCGGACCACTGATATACCATTCATAGGCCGCATCTAAAGCAGTGGCGCTCATAGCGTCTTGCTCAGAATGCGGGTCGTCAATAATCAGCAGATTAGCGCCGCGACCTGAAATGGCACCGCCAATACCCGCAGCGTAGTACTCACCGCCAGCGTCAGTATCCCATCGCCCGGAAGCCTTACTGTCGCTCCGCATATGGACCTCCGGGAAGATCACCCGGTAGTCAGACGTATCAACCAGATTCCTGACCTTGCGACCGAATCTCACGGAAAGGTCAGCAGTGTGAGTGGTCTGGATGATCTTGAGCTTGGGGTTCCTGCCGATCATAAAGGCTGGGAACAAATAGCTGGCAAACTCAGATTTTGTGTGCCTTGGCGGCATATTGACGATTAACCGCCTAAGGCTTCCATCAGCGATACGTTGCAGTTTTTCTGCATAAATCTGATGGTGCTTGCCCATAACGAAGTCGGGCCAGACAGTCTTCACAAAAGACATGAAGTCTTCGCGACACTGATCTTTGTTCTCTAGCTGAACAAGCGCCTCTTTTAGGCGCACATACTCAGTTAGCTTATCTGGCGAAAGACCAGAAAGCACATCAGTTTGGGCCATTACACAACAAAGCGGCTGATTGGCACTGTGACCATACGCAAGGGCGGAATGGGGCTTACAGACGGCAAACCTAATCCGGCATAGGTCTGGTAAACCGGCGGAACATACGCGGGCGCTACTGCTGGTGCTGCCTGCTGGGGATCGCCAAGGTCGGGATCACCGGTATCAGGCGGCGTCGACCGATCGCGCGCCTCGCGGTCGAGGCGGATGATTTCGTCAATCTCCTCTTGAGTCTGCCAATTGGGAGTGTTTACCGCATCACCGGGAAATTCGCCGAATGTGTTGTCTCCTCGCCCCATGATACCTCGCGCAACTTGGCCAGCGCCAAAGGGTAAGTTCGCAAAGACAGTTTCCCCGTACAAAGGGTTGCCGCTTGGATCGCGCGCAATCACTGGGCCGTATTTACTAAGCCCGTGATAATCACCAAAAATCGGGTCGTAAGTTATCGGGCCTATCGGCGAACCCGCCGCAGTGCCATAAGCGTATGGATTGTAGTCTAAAGAGCGCGTTTGCATCCCAAGCGGTGTGCTTCCGCCGCTTGGCTGGGTGAATGACATGACATCTTGGTTAGATTGTTCAGCTTCAGCTTGTTGGCTGCGTGTCGCTTCTACAGCGGCATCGTCCCTAGAAAATGTCCCACGGGCAGCCTCAGCTTGCATCTGACTCATAAGGTCATTTAGATCGCTTGCTACCTGTTGCATTTGTGCGTCTTCAGCACCCGAAGTTGCAGAAGACGCACAAATGCAACAGGTAGCAAGCGATCTAAATGACCTTATGAGTCAGATGCAAGCTGAGG